CGTATCCAGCGGCACGCGGTCGCTGCGAAGCTCATCGGGCACGCCATGACGCCAGCGGTCGAGCCCCAGGAACAGGTAACTCACGACGGCGAGCGCCAGGATCGTCCCTGTCAGGGCCTCGGGCAGGAAGGGCGACATCACGGCCGCGCTGCAACCGCCGAGCAGGATCGATAGTTCCGCTCGCGTGCGGCGCGTGACGATGTTGGTGTTCATGGCCTTGAGCCGGATGATGCAGGCCCACCAGCCGCCGAGGCCGGCGATCACTGTAATCGCGAGCAACAGTGAGATGGCATCGACATCGATCATCGTTCGTTCTCCCCTTCGATGCGCCGACCGCGGCCGACTACGCTGAAGATCCGCACTCCGCACCAGCGGATGAGCGCAGGCCAATCATCGCCCACGGCGCCGATGCCGAGGGCAACAGGGACAAGCAGGAGACCGATCGGCATCGTCGGCCAGTAGGCATGGCCGAATTCTGCTGCGCCCCATGACAGGAGCAGGGCCGTCGCCGTCATGCGCAGCACGAACAGCACGGCGCCGCGTGCGCTCGACGATGGATTGCGACTCAACGACCAGCCGGCGCCGACCGTCGCCGCGATGGCGATGATGGCGTATGGGCCGAGCACCTGCCCGAGCGCATTGCCGAGCAGCGCCGCGATGACGGCTGTCGCAACGCTGACAGGATCGAGCAAGGGCTGAAGTTGTGCGATGAGCGGGGCCTGTTCCACGGGGAACATTCTGTGTGCCGGCTACTGCCGACGATCCGCCCGAGAGTTCGTTTTCGCTCGATCCCGTGAAAACATGCACGGCGCCCGATCGAGGTTCAACCGACTGGCAACGGCAGCGTGTAGCCGCTCAGAAGAGGTCGATTCGCCCCTTCGGTGATCCGCAGGAATTGAATGTGGCCCTTGTACCAGCCACTCATGTTATCGCGCCTGCGCGTCGATGAGCCATAGTCGTAGCAGCGCGGCCTTGCCATTGCCTTGTAGCGCGGCGAACTGCGCCGGCGTCAGGTCGTGCGGCGAGCCGTCGGTCGTGCGGTAGTGGGTCGTCATTTCAGTAGATCCCGTAGAACGCGTTGATGTCGGCCTCGATCGCGTTGCGGTCGCTGCTCTTGTCGCCCGCGAAGATGATCAGTTCCTGCATCGATCCGATGAAGCGGTTGCTGGTGAATGTGGCCCATTGCCCCCAAGCCAGTACCTGACCCCCGTCGATGTTCGGCGTGGTGGTCGCGTGTCCCGACGTGCCGACCGACGAGCCGTTGCGGTAGACCTGGGTCGTCGTATTGATCGCGCCGGCGGTTTTGATCACGCTCGTCAGATAGTAGGTGTTATTGGTTGGCACGCTGCAAACGTAGCTGTTGCCACCTGCGAATGCGTAGAGACCATTGCTGCCGTCGTCGTAAAGGCCGGACGCCTCCAGCGCGACCGCGGTATCGCCCCAACCCATCACACAGCCGCCGGTGTTCGTGGTTTTTTTATGGACCGCGAAGATCGAGAATGCCGCATTGCCGCCCAGCCCGGCGGAGGTGCCGAACGACGGCGCCGTTATCGAGGTGTCGAGGAAACTCGAATTGAACTTCGCAGCCGGCTGGTTGTTCATGCCGAGCGTCTCCAGCGTTCCGCCCGTCACGAGCACCGGGCGCACGCCGCCGGCCAAGTCGAATCCGTTGCCGGACTGGTCGTACAGCGAGCCGAGCTTGGCGGTCGAACCAGCCGCGAAGCGCAGCAGGGCGGCGGTGTCTTGCCGCCCGTTTTCGAGCCACTGCAAATCCTCGAATACAGTCTCGGCGGCGTTGTAGGCTCGCAGCGAGTATTTCGGCGCATTGCCGCGCAGCTTGCGAGCGACGCTGTAGGCTGCGATGGCGCCCGAGAAGCGGTCCAGCAGGCCGTGCGTGAATCGGTCCACGCCGTCGCGGCCGAACTGAGCGAGTTGGATCGTTGGGATCATGCGTCGGTGTCGGCGTCGGTGGTGATGTAGAGTACGATGCCGTGCAGCCGCGCATCGACGGCTAATGTGTCGGAGCCGTTGGCGGGATCACGGCCGACGCGGAAGAACACCATGTCCTCCGCAGCCGGAGTGCCAGCGATCGTGATGGCACTCGATTCCGGGCCGACGTAGAGATCGTTGGTCGTGCCGCCGGTGTCGGTCGAGGTTTGCGCCGTGCCGTAGGCGACCGCGATCGCATCGTCGTCACTGACGGCAACGCCCTGCAACTGCCAGACGACGCCGAAGTTCGTTGCCGCCGCAGGGTGTGACCAGATCGGCCGGTACGTCACCGTGCCCTCATTCCACGATTTCGGCATGACCAGTGCAAATTGCGCGAACTCCTGGGTCGTCGAGTCGAAGTCGAGCGTCATGATGTCGGGCTGGTTGGCGGCCGACGCGATGGCCGCCAGCGCGGCACACCCGCCCGACACGCTCGGCCGAATCGATCCGGCGGCAACGTAGATCGCATGCTTGCCCTGCGTCGAACCGCCACCGCCACCAGCGCCGATGAAGATCGCCTGCACGTCGACGTCATCAGCGAAGCTCGCCGCGTTCGCTTGCAGCGTGACGGCGAATTTCCAGTAACCGGTGCCGTCGGTCGGCGTCGCGGTCCACTTCCACAACTGCCACTTGCTGGCGTCATTGGACTGGATCAGGTGAATGAAGCCTGACGAGCCGAGCGAGGCGAAGAACGTCGACAAGTCGGTCGCTGTGTCGTCCGTGACGTCATCAATGTAGAGGAACGTTGCGCTCGACTGCGTGCCGTTGTTGTACTTCAGCAATCCGGCTCCTGGGTCGCTGTCCGCAGTCGATCCGGTGTCGATCTTGTAATTGAACGACGGTGAAACTCCACTGCCGCCGGTCGGAGCCTGGAACGTCGGCAATGCGCCTGCACCGTTGCTCGTGAGCACTTGGCCCGCAGTGCCCACGGTGCCGCTTTGAACCGGGCCGGTCGACGTCGTGCCACCGAACAGTGGCGCATAGGCGGTCAGCGACGAGACGCCCGTGCCGCCATCGGCCACCATGACATCGGTGCCGCCCTCGAAATAGGCGCCATCGACGTTGACTTGTGCGATGACCCAATTCGCGCCGACGCCGGCCTGCGTACCCGATGCCGTGGCATCGGTGATGCAGTAGATCGTGTCGCCGACTTCGACATCGGGGCCGCTGCCGCCGCCGATCTTGCCGGCGACGCTGATCTTGTAGACGTGACCCGCATCAGCGGCGGGATAGTTCGGATTCGCGGACGCATCGACGACGCCCTTGAAGATCATCACATCGGATGCGCCACCCGTGATGATGCCGTCGACGTAGGTCTTGACGGCTTTCTGCGACGGCACGCGGGCATCGCTGTTCGCCGTCAACGAACCGTCCGTGTCGAGTGACAGGCCGCCGTCCTTCAGCAGCTTGCCGGTCGTGCCGTCGAACTGTACAAAGTCGTTGTTGGTCGAGGATGCGGGTCCGATCACGTCGCCCGATCCAGCGCCGGCCGACTCATGAATGCCGTTCGGTCCGGCGCGGTGGTCTTCGACAGCGGTGACGGCGCTCGCGCTGGTCGTGATCTTGTAGAGCCGTCCATACGTCGCGGTGTCGTTCCAGTTCGTGGTCGCCGTCGAGACTGACAGCGCACCTGTCGTGCGGTGCACGACGATGTAATTCGTGCTCGACGCGGTCAGGCCGAGCGTCCCGTCGGCGACCGTCGAGCCGCCCCAACGTCCGCCGTAGTAGCCCCACGTCAGACCGCTGGTCGCCGGTGCTCGTTTCGCCCCGTATGCGCCCGGCGATAGCGCATCTGCGTTTTCGTTGATCTTGGTCTGAGGGGCCGACTCGCTGCCGAGCCATTGCTGCAATTGCGTACTCATATGGGCATCCCTGTTGGGAGCGAGACTTTCGTTTCTGACGGGTAGACCGGCCCCTCGTTTCCGGGCAGGCCGTTGCCGACGTTGTAATAGGGGCCGCGCCCGAGCGTGCCCGAGAGTTGGGTCACGCCGACGAAGATCGTCGACTGATTCGAGCCCCAGTCCGTACCCTGTTGCGAACTCGTGTAGACGACCGACTCTGTCGCGCTGGTCAGCACTCGCTTGATTCCGGCGCCCCAGGTCGCCGCGTCATAGATGCGGACCTCATAGCTCTCCGCATCCTCGCCGAGCGGGATCGAGTTGCCGCCGGTGCCACCGTAACGCGGCAGCAAGCGAGTGCGCCTGTTCCAAGTGATCGTCCAGTCGCCACTCGCGACATCACGCGAACCGCGCACATTCGTCGGCGAGAGCGGCACTTTGCCGACTGCCTGATGGCGGGCGCTCTGGCTCTCCGCAGTCGAGAGCAGGCGGCCGATCGTCACGCCTTTCCAGTAGCGCACCTGGGAGACTTCGTCTGCCTCCATCGCGAGACGTCGCATGCCGGCCGCCGTGAGCAGAACGAACTTGTTGCCAGCGGCATGTAGATCGCGGCGCGCGATCCATTCCGTTCCGCGCTCACCGCGCAGTAGACCGGTCAGGGTGTAGACCCCAGGGCTGACGAGCGTTGCGGTGCGAAACCTGATGATTTCCCATGCCGTTTGAAGCGAGTTATCAGATTCGTCGACCGTGGTGACGATCGAAATGGCGGCGGCGTTGATCGTGCGATCGGCCTGCATTGCGTCCTGGGTCGAACTACTCAAGGTGCCGTCGCCGACGTCGACCGTCACGCTACTGATTTCGTCCCAGACATAACCGCCGGTCCACGCTTGCAGACCAGTCGTGGTCATACCGAAAACGGCCTGCTCCAAGATGTCGGCCGAGCGCGTCGTGAACGACACGTCATCGACTGACTTCAGGACCGCAGTTCCGTGCAAAGCACCGCCAACCGTATGCGCGGCACCGTAAAGGCCGGGGTCGTCATCCGCGTCGCGCAGGATCGGAATGTCGAGCAGCACGAGTTCGGCGTCACCGAGCGGAGTGAAATCGATCACTGGCTCGGTCGTCGCGCCCGCGATGCCGCTCGTCGTCAACACGTTGGCATCGTCGAGAACCCATTCGAGCTCCTTGACGCCAGCGGCGTACCTCTCGCGCACGAAGCGCACACGGTAGGTGCTCGCATCGTCGTCGGTCAGAGTGACGACATCGGTCGGCTCGATCGCAGCGTAGTAGTCGTTCAACGTGACGGTTCCGCTCGCCTGCCCCTCGGTGATGGCGTCGAACAACATCGTCTGCGCGCGACCCTTCGCCTCGCTCGGCGTGAAGACGATGGGCAATTGCAGTGTTCGAACTTCGGTACTGCCAGCGGTCAGACGGTCATTCGTCTCCACGCCGCTTTCGTAGTCGGCGTCGATGTTGATGTACGTGACGCTGGCCTGCATCGGGAGTTCGAGCGGATTCGCGCGCTCCCAGTCGAGCGGCGTTTCCGTGGCTTGATCGATGCCGGCCGCTAGGCTTGCAAACGGAATCGTTGCGGCCGAAGCTCCGCCACGCAGCCGGAAATAGAGCTTGTCGGAGCAAACGGCGACGAAGTAGTAGCCGGCCATCAGTGGTTCGATGCACTGGCGCGCGCTACCCATTGCGGCGAAGCCGGTCACCGACGTCGCTGCCAACGCCGTGACGTCGATATCGCCGGCACTGAGTCCTGCGCGCAGACATTCGGCGCTTACGACGTCATCAAGATCGACGTTTGTCGGTGCCAACAGATCAAGCGGCAGATCGGGTGGGTCGAGACTCGTCGGCGGCGTGAAGGCCGCACCGATGGTGTAAACCTCCTCGGCGCGCACACGGTATTCGCCTATGGATATGACCCACGGCGAAGCTGTGCCATCAGGCTGCAATTCCACGCGCCCCTCAGCGTCTGAGTTCGGAGTCGCATCGCCGGCAATCGAGATATATGGAATGCCATTGATCCAGACACCGGACCCGGCCGGTCCCCATTGCATCGCGTAGTGGTAGGAACCGGCTTCGGCCAGCAGGAGCGGGGTGCTACCGAAGCCCGCGTCGTCGTAGGCGATCCACATATCGCCGCCGCTGCTGGTGATGAGAATCCGACGCACGTCGCCATTGCCGAGCGATTGGAACGGCGAGTAGCCGACAACCAGGATGGTCGAATGTGAGCCCGCGGCGGCGGCGATCGAAAAAAAGCCCTCGAATAGTCGAGCCGTAGTGGCATCGCCAGCGATGTCGGCGTTGATGTGCTGATAGACGTAGGAGCCGAATTCGCCGTTCGCCTCGGGCGTGCCATTGGCGTAGTAACTTTCATCGGCATCAGCGGGAGCTCCAGCCTGCAACCGCGTCAGGGCCGATTGCGAGGATGGCGTGCCGCTCGTGATGACTTCGAATTCGAGCATCGGCAATTGATCGGTGCCGCCAAGTTGCAACCCCTCGATGAAGGCCGTGCCGCGGTGACGGTAGGCGATTGCGTTGGCCGTCCCGACAGCCGCCTCGTAGACCGGATCGGGCAATTGCGCCGGGTTGCCATCATAGAAACGCAGCGCAGTCCAATGCTCGCTGTTGGCACTCGCGGCCAGCGTGACGGCGTTGGAATCCGCGAGCATGCTGTATATCAATTCGCCTGCACGCCAGATTCTCGTGATGCCGATCGCGTTGGTTCCTTCGACGAAGCCGAACAGTACATTCGTCGTGTAGCTATAGGTCGTGGATTCGACGCCGCCGCCGCCCTTGCCGCCCTGAGTCGTCGTCGTCGCGTGCTCGGTCGGCACATCGGCCCAAAGTATCTTGGGCGTGATGCGCATGCGACCGTAGAGGCGCGGCCATTGGCTGCCATAGACGAGGTCTGGTGCTTTGAGTTTTTCGAGGCGCGGACCTTCGACTTTCTGCGTCGGTGCGCCGAGGGAAATTCCGATCGACCATCCGATCGCCATACCCAGCTTTGCGGCCCCGAATGGGCCGCCGATCATTCCACCGACGATCGCGCCAGCAACGCCGATTACGATTTGGGCCATCTCAGTACCGGCCTGCCAGTAGCGAAGACGCCAACGATTCGACCCCGGGCAATGCCCAGGAACCCACATATCGCATCTTGGCGTGCCAGAGCAGCCGGTGCTCGACTACGCACCGCAATGCGCTGGCCGAATGGATGATCGTCAGGTGACCGTATCGGCGTTCGCCGACGATGCCCACGTGTTGCGGGTCAGCATCGAAGGCGATTGCAACCACATGTCCGGGTGCGAGTTGGTCGCGACGCACCGGCGTCATGAACCTGTCGCACCAGTCGAGCATCGAGCCATCGGGCTGCCGCGTGTAGCCGTTGACGTCGAAATCCGGCGCGACGAGTTTCAGTTCCCGTGCGACACCGATGACGAGGCCAGCGCAATCGACGGCGACGCCCTTCATGCGCTGCTGGTGCTGATAGGGTGTGCCGATGAAACTGCGCGCGCAAGCAACCACGGCTTGACGTGGAATCGTCACGAAATCCCCCCATTCTTGCGGGCGGCCCAGATCGCTTTCATCTGTTCGGATGCTCTGCGCGATATTTCGGCACATCCGGGCACTTGAGTGCGTAAATGACCCATGAACGTGCCGTCGCAACGACGAACGATGCCGGGATGCTCATGCCTGCACCGGCGTCGGCGCCGAGAGTTCGTCGACCATGGGTTTGTCTGGTTCGCCGCCATAGTTCAAGACGTTATTGAACTTGTCGCGACACGCGGCCAGCGTCTTTTCGCAACCCGCGATGACGCTGTAGGCGTCACCGTTCAGGATGGCATTGACCATCGGCAGCGCGAATGTGAAGGTATTAGCGGCATACGCGACGATCTTCTGCGAGCGCCCGCTGTTGGCGCCGCTCGTCCATGTCAGCACGCCTTCGCGAAACCAGTTGTCGGGCTCGGTGCGCGTGGTGTCCGTGAAGACGCGCGAGCTCGCCGCACTCGTCACGCTGCCTGTTACCGTGAAAGGGCCGAGGTCGACCGTGCATCGACTATCGCCGAGGCGATACCGGCACCCAGGCTGGAAGATCCACGTCGTGTCGGGCTGAATCGCTTGGCGCAAATCACGCAACTCGGCAACGAACGAATCGCGCCGCGGGTTGAACTGGCCGAACTTCCCGCGCTTGTAGACGTAGAACTGCGACGTGTCGGCCCAGTTGAAATGGATCACCCGCCATGCCGCGCCATCCCACACGCCGGCCACCAAATCGGCACGCGTGATGTCGGCGTCGGGCAATACAGTCGCCTCGGCGTTGTCGACGGCAAGGTCGGCAGTGTTGACCCACTGCGACAGATCGACTCCAGGCTGCGACGAGTACACGTTGCCGTCGATGGTCTTGTCTTCGTCGTGCGTCGTCCAGCGGAACACCTGAGCATCGGTGCGCGTGATTTCGATTGCCCAGGCGTCGGTGTTGACGGCCTGCTGCAAGTGCGTGAGGAAAGGGCCGGGAATGCTGCGACTCATGGCAGGCGGATTTCCTCGAGCCGGATGCTCGACAGGCCCTGCAACTCGTGGCCGGCGATGCCGTCGAGCGCAATCGAGTCGATCTTATCGTCGACGAAGGTGACGGGGACATCGAAGGTGCCGACCCAACTCGCCGGCGTGCCCGTGATCGTCGCAATTCCCGTCGCCGTGTCGACGGACGTGGTGAGCGGCGAGCCGCCGGCGTCATACGCGACGACGTCAGAGTTCGGTTTCTTGATGACGCGGTCGAAGTTGATCGCGCCAATGGTGTAGCGACGCTTCAGTTGCCACGTCCCGCCGCCAAGACTGGTCAGCGTCGTGTTGGTGCGCGTGCCCTTGTAGTCGTTCCAGTCGCGCATGCGGAAGCCCAGGTAGGGCGTGAACATGACGACATAGAACATGGCCCGGACGGCTTCGAAATCGTCGAGCGTCTTGATGCCAAAGCTGATGTCGTAGACGTGCAGCGGCAGCGAGCGTTCGAACTTCTGAGCCAGGGCGCCCGACTGAACGTAAGTCTTCGTTCGCCGTCCAGTCGGCCCGCCACGCGAGCCGCGCGCAACGGCATCGGTGAGTCGTTGTTCGAGGAATGCCATGCGTCACCCATTCCTGCGTAGCGCAATGGCAACGCGCTCGCCGGTCGCCTGCGCCGCCTGATTGACGGTGCGCCGATCCTGCCCCGGAGCGAACTGCTGGTTGATCTGAATGATCGGCGGTGCCGATGCGGCCTGCTGCATGCCGCCGTTGTAGCGGTGGCGCGGATCATCACGGCGAAGCATCTCCTCGCCGATTTCCGCCACGATCGGGACTTCATTCGGCCCGAGACCAGCGATGCCGCCCGTGTGAAACCGTTCCGCAAACTGCCAAGCATTCGCTGCGACTTGCCGTTGGAAATCGAGCCCGCCGTTGTACTTGTGGCGTGGATCATCGCGGCGCAGCACTTCTTCGCCGATCTCGACCACGATTGGCATTTCCTTTGGGCCGATGCCGACAATGCCGCCCTCATGCATGCGATCGGCGAACTGCCAAGCGTTTGCCGCGACACGGCGGCTGAACCCTGAGCCGACCTCACCGACCACCCCTCCGGTGTGAAAAAACAGGGCGAGGTCGGCCCCCGTGACCGTACCGAGATTGACGGCGCCACCGCCACCGCCACCGCTGCCGAATAGTCCTGCGAACTTGCTCAACAGCCCGCCCAGGCCGCCCAGGCCACCCGTAGCGCTCGTCGCCGCCTGAGTGAATCCTGAGGTGGCTGCAATCTGAGCCAAGGCTGCTGCCGCGGCCTGGGCAGCGCTCGCGAGCCAGAACAGTGAGGCCGTGGCCGGAACCGCGGCGGCGCCAGCGTCTTGTGTCGTCGAACCAAGGCCGAGCAGGCTCGACGCCGTCTTGGTGATCGCACCGATGAAGTCGCCCGATGCTTCCTTGGTCTGCGCGGCAATCTCGGATGTGCGGAAGATCGCCTGTGCATCGCCGGGCGCCGCAACGGCGCCACCGCCGCCAAAGAATCGACTTACGCTCGCGCCGAGCTGTTCGAGCACTCCACCACCGCCGCCACCGCCCATAACAGCGGCCTTGGCGCTCGCGCCGAGTTGTTCGAGCAGTCCACCGCCGCCAGGGGTGAACCCACCCTTGAGGATCTTGCTGATTTCCTCACCGAGCGGGCGCGTGACGACTTCCTGCGTGATGATGCGCACCAGATCACGATCGAGCGCCGAAATGACATCGCGCAGCTTCTTGCCCTCGACAATGGCATCACCGAACGATCGAGCGATGGTCTGGCCCATGTCGTCGGCGACCGATTTCAGCCGCTTCAACGCCGGGTCCATGTCATCGATAGCTTTGCGGAACTGCAAGCCGATCTGCTCGGCGAACAGTTTCAGCCGCGGATCGTCGCTCGCCGCCGCAAGCTCCTCGACCTTGCGCACCAGTTCGCCGAGTTGCCCGAGCGATTGCTGGCGCAGCGCATAGATGCCGCGCTCGCGCTCCTCGGTCGTGTCGCCACGCGCCTCGGCCGCGCGAAGGTATTCTTCCTCCACGATCGTCGAGCGTTCGACGGTCTGGTTGATGCGGGTCTGAAGGTCGTTGAATTGGGCCCGCTGCTGCAACAGCGTGGCAGCCTCGGCGATGGCATCCGCCGCCGCTCTCCGGCTTTCTGGTTTGCTCGAATCGATCGATTGATTGCGGATGCGGGCGAATTCGACGATCCGATTCTGGTTTCGGATCGCCTCGGCCTGTGCCTCATCGCCGCGCAGCTGGGCAAGTTCGGCTTCCTGCTCGATGAGTTGCCGGCCGAGTTGCAGTTCATCGCGCTGCGCCTCGCGGATCAGTCTGGCCCGGTCAGTAGCAGCTTTCTCGCTCGCGGCGGCCTGCTTCTCGGTCGCTTCGACAAACCGGTTGGCGGCATCTTGGCGCGTCGCCGGCAACTTGGCGGTCGTCTCTTCCTTCTTGAGCGCGGCGAGTTCGGTGTCGATCGCCGCCGTCACCGCCTGCGCGCTGCGCTCCGCGAGCGCCGTCCGTTCGGCGTAGTAGTCGCGCAGCGTCAGCAGTCCGCCCTCGAATTCGGTGCGGATGACGGCCTGCTGCTCCTCGATGTCGGCCTTTTCCTTTTCCAGCGTGCGCGAGGCGAGCCGTATCTGAGCCGCGGTCGCACGCTTGATGGCAGCATCGATGTCGCCAGTGGCTTTGTCGGGCTCGAAATCCTTGCGGATGCGAGCGCGCGCTGCCTCTTTGTCGGCCTCGGAGAGCAGCGGTCGGTTAGCCAGCCGGCGCGAAGCATCGGTCTTGACGAATTCCGCTTCGAGTTGCGTGAGCGCGCGCTTCATCTCGTCGACCGAATTGGCGCGCTTGAGGATGCCCCGTACGAATGCCTCTGAGTCGGCGCCCTCCTTGTTGATGCGGGCGACTTCAGCAGCCGCCGCAGCCGCCCCGTCCTGAATCTTCTTCAGCTGGAACAGGCGCCGCTGTTCGGATTGGAGATCGGCACGCTGCTGCTCGGATAGCGCTGGCAGTACACCACCGGCCTGCCGCTGCTCGAACGTGAATTCGGGGTTGTTGGCAGCACGTTGCAGGCGGCGCTGGATGTCCGCGAGCTGATCCTCGACCGTCTGTGGAGCACCGATGCCCTTGACCTCATCCCAGAAGCGCGAGAACTGCCGGCCGGTGTAGTTCAACGCCTGATCGATCAACCCGAGGTTTGAATCGAGCGTGCGCAGCCGCGTGTTGAGCGCGTCGAGCACCAGTCCGCCGGCTTCGACCGCGCGGCCTTGTTCCTCGAATCGGCGGATCGATTCGAGTTGCGCTGCCGAGAGGAAATTGAGCGAACGGTTGAGTTCGGCCGCAAAGCGCGCCGGCTCGCGCGCCAGTTGCGAGAAGTCCTTCGCGACGTCGCCGACCGCCTTGCCCGTCGCTTCGGAGTAGCGGACGACGGCCTCGGTGGCGGCG